ATCGTTGGGATAAAATTCTGTAATGACATTTAATTCACCTACCTTTTTTTAATTTACCAATGTACCTGCGACTTTTGAACTAACTCCAAATTCGCTGATACTTCTTTTTGTGTCATTTTTGCGACTGCTTCTCTTGATAATAAACCTTCTATATTCTTGGGTGCTTTTCCCGGTGCTCTTGAATATTCTTTAAACTTGCTTTCAACGGCACTTTCAATATTCTTTTTCCATGCTGTTTCAAAGGCTTCAAATGCTGATGTTGTACTTGCCTCATCTGCTCTTACAAAATACTTTGCTAAATCAACCGGTAACCCTTTTGTGTTAGCTGTTTCAATAGCTTTCATCTGCATTTCAGATTTAATGCGTGCTGCCTTTTCCGTTATAAGATCTTTCTCAATTGTTTTCAGTCGCTTCTGTTCTTCCGTTTCTTCCGGGTATCTCTTTGTTACTTCTGTTTTCACTGCTTCATCAATAACGGTTTGTAAATTATTAGTTTTCCATGTTTCCAAACCTTTTGTAAAGTGTGAGTCTAGCTTTGGTTGTATAACCTTTTTCCCATCTGTTGTTTCTAAAAATTCATTTACTCCATCCGGTGTAATTAACCCCTTGATGTATTTTTGAACTCCTTTATCTTCTGCATTTTTGGTTATAAACTCTTGAACTTCTTTAATATCCATACTGCTCCTTTTACCCTAATCGTGCTAGCCGAATAGTTTAAATTTTTATTTCAGATACATAAAAAAGAGCGCCCTCTTTTAAAAGGCGCTCTAGGCGCTCGGATATATCCGATATATTTATAATAACCCTTTTTTTACAAAATGTCAAGCGGCTTTTTTGGCATCATAGTATAGCAAGCTATTGATTTACATTTATCACATTTTATTTCAGCTGTGATATTGTATACGATTGCACCTGTGGAAGGTATTTCCATTGGCAACTCTGCTACTTTGTTCATTAGCAAATGACCGCATACCGCACATCTTACCGCCTCTTTTATAAACATTTAATCCCCCCATACTTTTAATGTCTGCTTAATATCCGCCAGACTGCCCTCATATTTAAACTTACTTGCAGATAACTGCTGTATCTTTTCCTGATTCTTTGCAATCTCATTATTAATCTGTTGTAACTGCGATTGCTGAAATATTGTCCTGTCTTTCATTTTTTTAGTAAAGGCGTCTTTCTTTCCATGCCCTTCTTTCAACATCCCATATCTTTCCATGCATTTTAACAAATCAGATTGTATTGGAATATATAACTCAATCCCTAATCCTTTAGCTATGCCACAGAAAAACTCACATGATGGTCTTTGTTTTTCGTACTCACTACCGACTGCCATATCAACACCATACAAGTGTATAATATCAAACCCTTCATAAATTGCTAATGCTATTTGAAAACTAACCGTATTAGTAAAATAATTAATACCGCTGTTGTCAATTTCAGATAACCACGCCTGTATTTCTTCGATTGGATAACGTATTGACATTGGTGCAGATTCGTAATGGTCAGGCATATATACAGGAATTGGACATTTATTATAATAATCCATTCTGGTCATTTCTGGTCTGTGTGAAACTTTAGATATAGAACAATGCTCTTCATTCTGGCTTTCAAACCATCTTGTAGCTCTGGGAAGCATATTCCAATGATCATTTAATCCCCAAATTTCCCAACTCGGATCGTCAAATGGTGCTTCTTTATATGACATTGCTGTCCCGACAATAGCAACCTTTTTAATCTTAGTCTTATACAGTTTTGATATATTTAACTGAATAGCTTTCTTTGCTCTATCGTGAACTTTTTTTAATACCTCTTTATCCGCAAAACCTTCGTTAACAACACCGCAATTTTTACGTTGAGGAATTATTTTATCGTGTACACTTTCAAGCCATTTCTTTATTTTTATATTAGGCGTATCTTGTGTTACTTGTAATTTTTCTTTTGGTATTGCTTCCTCATATTGTTTTTCAAGTGATATATCTTTGCTTAGTTTATAGTCTCCGTCCATTTTTCGCCTCTCTTTCGCTAATCAATAAATTAGCAAGTTTAATATCAAATTCAGTATTAATGTCTAGGGCATCTTCTTTTGTAATCTCAAATCCTAAAATTGTAGGGGTATGATAATGACTGCCCTCTGTACACAATGCCCTTATTTCATCTTTATATAATTCGTTAATATCTAAAATATTCATATCATCAGTTATTTCTTTATTTGCTAAATTCATTTTTGTTATATCGTGTATTCCAAAACCACCATTAGTAAAATAATATTTCAACTGACTATATACAATCGGTTGACCATGTAACCCAAACATATTAACCATCATGCCCTCAGCTAATATTTTTATATGGTTTAAATATGACACACTTTTTTCTATCGGATAAAGACATCCTAATGCTTCGGCTGTTGGGTATGTATTGAATTTTGTTATCCCATCAGTTAAAAGCTTGCCGGTAATCATAGGAGAAGTCGGGAACATAGTAACTACATGTGTGAAGTCACAAACCTCTTGCATTCTCTTAATTCCATGTATTGTGCATATCCCACCGCCGGCATGGTCATAAAATAATTGCTTAGGTCGATTGAAAACAGTAACGCCGTAACTTTCTGCTAATGCTTTCATATCTTCCCCATCAGTAGATAAAAAGACTTTATCAATATACTTGCAATTAGTTGCGGCTATCAAGTTCCATTCTAGCAACGGCTTACCGCCACAGAGGCGCATATTTTTACCGATAACTCTTTTACTTCCTGCTCTTGCTTGAATTAATAATGCGTATTTTCTCACTTTAAACCTCCTGCCGGATTAAAATTAAATAGATTGTCTTTCTTTGTTAGAATATTTGATTTCTCAAATGTTCCGTATTTGATATTCCCTTGAAGCATAACTTCTTCAATATCACTTACGCCTGTTAATTTTATACTTGATATCTGTTGATAGCCTTGCGAACTATATACTTTTAATAGTTCATCTTTTGCTTTTTTTGAATCACTTTTGTCAAATGTCATTATCACTAAGTTGCGTATGAATGCCATATTATTTCACCCCCTTTTTTATTGATTTTAAAATATTTTATTATCTTGTATTACTTGATAAAGTCCTGATTCAAGTTGTATAACTTGTTTTTCGCTTAGTTCAATATTGTTCATTCTGTCAATAATATGTATTATTTCGTGAAGAAACACAGATTCCTTTGCTGTTTGTGGAAGGGTTTCGTCAATCCGTATTTGTAAAGCATTAAAGCAACTTGTCCCCATAGTGTCCATATCTCTTGCCATGCTTTTCTCAAAAGTGACTTCAATCTCATGTCCACCTATTCTAACTTTTTCTGGTATGTTCAACTTATTTCACCCCCTTGTCTTTCGCCCATTCTGAATAGGTTTTATAAGGCACTACGCCCTCACCTCTTATTCTTCTAAAATCTGGCTTTACTCCTTCGACTTCATATATCAAATCGCAACGACAATTCACGTCATCAGCAGCGTTTCCTAAACTCCCCGGCTTTAATCCATAACCACCGGCACTACTTGCAAAGTTTTCTTTTACCTTTTTCTCAACGCCATCTAATGCTCCGTGGGCATCTCTTGTTGAGGCATCTAGTGAAGCACTCCATATCTTTGTCATTTCAACACCTAGCTTATCAGCATGTAGAACGCTGTCATAATTAGCATCCTCATGTATTCTATGCCCTTCCGTTCTTGCGATTCTTATTGCTTTTTTAGCATCTCCGCCTAATGCACCGGATATCCTTTTTGCCATTTTGCTATAAGGCTCACCTCTTACCAATCCTTGTGTCATTTCTTGATTAATCTTTGTTTTGATATATGCCTTATTCTTTATTAATGTTTCGTTCAATGTTAACCCTGATATAGGATTCTCAATTGCAAGTCTAATCTTTTCAGGATTGATTAACGTATAAGAAAGCCTTGCCTCAACATCTGTTTCGATAGCAAACGCTGTTCTGTAGTAACCTTCTTTGTATGTTTCTTCTAATCCTTTATGTAAGATTAGTTTTTCTCTTAGGTACAATGTTTCAATATGTTCACTAACAACCTTTTTTGTCTCTTTCAATCTGTTATATTTCTGCATTTCCTGATAGGTCAAAACACCTTTTACATCATACTTCCTAAACAAATCAGCAAACATTAATTTAAAAGAATCGTTAGTTGCTTTATATTGGAGGATTAAATCCTTCTCCATTTTAGCAACAAGTTTTTCAGCTACCTTTTTACTTTTTAATAGTTCTTCTTTCATTTACGATTCCTTAAATAAGTATTTATATCACTTGCTAATTCTGCAAGAACTTCTGCATTTGTTTTTCCCATCTCTCTTGCAAAACCTGACATCTTTTCTAGTTCTGTACTTGTCGCATCTGAAACACTTGCCACATTAGCCATAGACTGTTCAAAAACTGTATTCCCAGTTTCCCTTGGATAATTCACGCCTGATACACTACAATTAGTATACTCTTTCAATTTCTCAACTTTCTTTAATGCTTCGTCTAGTTCTGTTGTGTCTACTTTGATTTTTATTTCTATATCTTCTAATTTCATAATTTACTCCTTGATATTTAACCACGCATTAATCATTTTGATTGTCCAGCTTTCGTTTAATATCAAATTATCAATCTGCCCTAACAAGTCATAACATATTTTTGTATATTTTTTTTCAAGTTCTTCTTCACTTAGTTTATTGTCAGATAAAATCCTTACAATAGCCAATTCGTTATCTACTTCGTATGCAGTAGGATCTATTCTGTATCGTGTATCTGGGTTTTCGGTTAATTCATCACTTGACATATGTTCAATAAAACAACCCTTTGTTATTTTACCATTAAACCTAGACAGCCATGTAAGCACTTTAGTAACAGAATGGAAAATTGTTTCATCAGAAGAATCGAATTCCTCAATTATATTTACATCAAATTGCGAATTATAACTAACCCACTTTTCAGCCTTAGCTTTATCCAAAAATACTCGTCTGATTGTATAATCTGAATAACTCCCTGAGGTTATAATATATACTTTCATAATTTACTCCTCTTCCGTCGGTGGCACATTGGCATTTTTCTCGCCTATAGCCCCATTCTCGTCAAGGTCGATTTTACCCTCGTTCTCTCGCTCCATCTCTGTAATTTCTTTGTCCGGCTCATCAATAAAGGATAACAAGCCTAATCTAGTCTTATCACTTATCATTCCGGCAAAATTCATTGATGTTATTGATTCATCAAGTAAGTTCAATGGGAAATTCCTTGTCCAGATGAAATCAATGTCGGTATAAGTAATATCAGTTTCTTTAATTTTCCACATTGAAGTTAATAGTTTATACATATTCCTTAACCCTGTGTTGAATTTACGTTCGGAGGTGATACATTTACTTTCTAACCCAAACATTTTAAATTTCATTGCTATCCCGGAGATATTACCTGCAAACGCTTCATCTGTGAAGTTTACGCTTTTGGCAAAACTATAAATATTCTTTTCTATTCTGTCTAGGTGATGTTCAATTACATCATCGTTAATCTCTTTAGTAATGAACTCAACTCTTGAGTCAGGATCTGTTAGTCCGAACGCACCTGTTCTTTTAGCTAAACTCATTGTGGCTTCATCAGGCGCAAGTCCGTAAAATGCCATATAAGCAAGCCTAAACTGTTCTAATTCGGAGTTCATATCTGATAAGGTTTTATCGTATGCATCTATCAAGGCATACACTCTTTCGCAATCACCCTGTCGCTCTTTATTGTTCTTGAACTCAATCAATGGTATCCCATCAAACATATGCGGTTTTTCTGTTACGCCTTCTGCAACATAAGGGATATAAGTGGTTTTATCCGTCTTTTCATCTTTCCCACTACTGATATAGAAATAAACATTCTTATCATCATACCATTCAACATAAGTCTTTTTCTCGTCTCCATCTGTAATTTGGTAATATCTCATGGCATATTGTGGAAGTTCCAAAGAACCATCATCGACAAAAATAACTTCCCATGGTTCAATATTCATAATGGTTGCTTTGGCGTTTATGTCTATATATAATAATCTTGCTGCATAAGAACATATCGAAGCCATTTTTAAAGTTTCGCTGTCTAAATCAGCTATGTTATTACGCATATTAAAATCATCTATTATTGACATATCTTTTAAATATGCCGATTCGTTCAGTTTATCATCTTTTGTATAAGGCTCTTTTTTAATCTCATAAATAACTGGGTTTCCTAGCATATAGCCGACTTTTACATCAATTATATCAGCATCAAATGAATTGTTGACCTTGTTATTAATCTTATTTTTATCCTCAAAACTTCTTGTAAAAATAGGAACTCCGTCGGGATCTTTACTTGCTTGATACCTTTTATAATTTGCAAGCATCTTATCTTTCTTAATCATATGGTCTTTGATTAAATCATCAATAACGTTTGACATTACTGACCCTACTTTTAATCTCTGTATAATATCTGCCATAAAACTCATATTATCACTCCTTACATTATAGCTTTCATTGCTATTACTTTTCGTCCTGTCATTTCATCCTCATATGCATATCTAGTTCCATCTATAAAATGATTGTTCTTATCAACCGGCACTTTTAAAACATTGCCGTCCTTATCCTCTTTCCATTTATACTGTTGAAGTTCATTCTTAGCATTCTGGCATTTCAAATCAATAACAATCAACTGTCTTTGTAACCAGTCAATTCCAAAGTTAACTGAATCCTTGCCCTTCTTTGCACCTAATGCGTTAATCCCTAGTCGCTGTAATTCCTTAATTGACTTAGGTTCTGCGCTGTCACAAACAATATATTCTTTGCCTATTCTTTTTTTAAGTTCTTTTGCAAGTATATCATTAGTCATTTCTCGCTCAAACATATCATCTGTTATATATATTATACTCTTTTTACTGTCATAATGCGAACGTGAAAGAGCGGCAGGATCTGCGCTAAATCCAAAGTCTAAACCATTCTTATAATTATCGAATAATAGTTTTTCTTCGGTTAAATCTCTCATTTCCCAATTCTTAAATATTAAATTGCCTAATACTCCCCAGTTTCCTAATGTATAAACATCGTGATAATATTTATCATCTTCATTTTCTAATAGTGCAATATCTTGTTTTGATAGAAATTTATTATCTTTGTAAGTTGTTTTTAATATGCTTATGTTATCATCTGTATAGAAAGTCTTGTTATCGTCCCAATTTATAAAGTGTGTTTCATATATCCAATGTGATTTGAAAATAGGATTAAAGCTTAATGTTACTCTTTTTGAAAACTTAGTTTGTCCTCTTAACCTACGCTGTAATTGCTTAATATCATTCTTGGCTGTTTCTGTGGCTTCTTCGACCCATATGTCAGTTATTATTCCCTTAGTTGGTGTAATAGATTTTATCTTTTCAACATCATCAAGTCCTGCGAATAATATCTGATAACCATTTACACATGTTATACTTAAATCAGTTTTGTTTATCTTGAAATACTTAGTCAACTGCCATTGTATTATTACTTTAGTTAATTCATTGAATACTGATTTCTTGATTGTGTTCTGTACATTCCTAACTACTAAATAATTTCTGCCACCATTGCATATATCATAAATACATCTCTGCGCTAAGAATACGCTTTTCCCTGATGCTGAACCGCCATAAAATATCTGTATAGCTTTGTTGTTATTCAAATGCTCAAAGTATATATCGTTTATTATTCTCTTATCTATAGTTACATCAATCTTCATCAATTACCTCATTGAATTTGACTACAAGATTTATATCTTCGGGAACGCTTATTTCTTTTCTATCAGTCCATCCTAATTGCTTTAACGAGAATATAGCTACGCTTGGGTTTATAACATTTAATAATCCTAATCGTTCTAGTTGTGTTTCTTTTTTTTCTATACCTCTTTTTATAGTGTCGGAAAATGATTTATTTTTTTCTGCAAATGTATATAGTTGTTGCCTTCCTATTTTTGACAAATAAGCAAATTCTGAAACGATAGGTATTTCCGATTCGTCAATATACTTTTCTAGTCTTTTTCTAACTTCTTCTATGACTTCATCAGTCCATTTCATTTAGCATCCACTCCTTATGAAAATTATATAGCTCTTTATTT